CGAGGCTAGTCTTGCGCTGTTCGCCCTCGGTTTTCGACGCTTTCGCGGCTTCCTCTTGCTCAATGTCGCGGGCATTCGGACCGCCTGCAATTGGCACAAGGCTTACCGCCCCATTAGGCCCCACCAGCGGCGCGCCCGTTTGATCGCGCACATAGTCGAAGCCTCGCGGGAGGTCAGGAAGCCCGAAAAACTCCCGCTGCGGTGCCGCGTTCCCCGTGTTGACATTCACGCTCGACCGGCCCGCCGCCGATGCCCGGATGCGCGCGTCGTTGTTGATCTGATCGCGGTATAGCTGCTGCTGGAATGCGCGTTGGGAAGCCGCCGCCTCTTGCTCACGTGCCATCTGTTGCATCGCAAGCTGGCGCGTCAACCGCCCGGCGTAGGGGTTGCCCTTCAACTCCGAAAGCCGCCCAATGGCAGCGTCAACGCCCGGCGCAACCGTTGGCGCATTCGGCTGCTGATAATCCGCACCGCCGCCGACCGGCTTTTGTGGCTTGGTCAGCGCGTCCATGTATGTCTGATCAGCCGCCTGCCGCTGCCCGGCGTCCCTTGCCTGCACGAACGCCGCAACGCCTTGATTGAGCATGTGCGCCAAGCCGCCGGGGATCGTGCCGTTGTTGGACCGGTCCTGATTGCGCAGCCGCTGCGACAACAGCAAGCCATAGCTTGGCGACTGACCGAAAGGCGTTAAACCCTGCATCGTCTATCCTCCCGTTAGCCGCCCGCGCCGCCGGCAGCGCCGCCCCACCCGAATGGGTTGATGGCACCAAACGCGCCAAGACCCGCGCCGCCAAGGCTAAACAGCCCCTGCATTAGCGCCTGGTTCGCTTGTTGTTCCTGCGCCGCCTGCGACGCCTGCGCGTTATACGACGCATAGGCCGCATCCTGAAAATTCGGCGCGGCAATCGATGCCTGCGGCGTGTTAGCGAATTGCGGCATGGTCAACTGGCCTTGCGACAGGAACGCCGAAAGCTCGTTAATCGGCGTCTGCCGCTGCAATAGCCGTTCCTGCAATGCCTGCTGGCGCGTTGCGTTAACCGCCGCCGCCCGCGCCCGTACGTCATTCGCCCGCGCGACCTCTTGGCCAAACCGCTGCCCTTGAGCCGCATTGTTCGCCGCCTGCTGGGCCATAAGTTGCTGGTAGTAAGTGTCCTGGTTGGCGTTGTCGAACGCCGCCCGAGTCGCGTCTTGTTGGAACGCCTGCCCTTGTGCCGCGTTGATTGCCTGCTGACGGGCCAGCGCTTGGCTGTATTGCTGCCCTTGCGAAAGGCGCTCAAAATCGGCCGCCGCCATCTGATTGGCAAAGTTGGCGTCAATGTTGGCATTGTCCAGGTTCGCGCCCGCCAGTGACTGCGCGAAGCCCTGCTGCTGCGCCTGATTGGCGAACTGTGCCTGGCCCGCGTTCTGTGCATAGCGCTGCGCAACGGCCTGATTGTTCGCCCCCATCTGCGCAAGCCGCGCGTTAAGGTTGGCGTCAATGTTCGCGTTATCGAACGCAGCGCGCCCGGCCGTCTGCGCATAGTCTTGCCCAGCGGCCTGGTTAGCAAACTGCCCGGCGGCAACGTCCATGCCAAACAGCCGCGATTGTTCTTGCCCGGCCTGCGCAATCGCAGCGAGCATCGCGTCGTTTTCTTGCCTGTTAACATTGTCCATTGCCGACACATAACCTTCGCTGCCCGTGTCGCTAAAGCCCTGATTGACCAGCGAAGTGCGCTCGGCGTCGCGGCGGCGGTCCAAATAGGGCTGCATCCGCGCCATAAGCGCTTCCTCGACCCGCTGCCGATCATCGCCGAAATCATCAGCGCCGACGCTTTGCTGTATGCCGTAGGTTTGCCCAATCCCTGCGCGGTTGGTGTTGATCGGCAGATTGCCTTGGACCGTGCCGCCCGAACCAAAGCTGCTCTGAATTGCGCCAAGGCTGCCGAGGCCTGCGCGGTTCGTATCGACCGATGGAGCGCCGCCAAGGGCAGCCGCCGCCCCTGGATCGCGCGCCAGCCCGCCGACGTCGCCAATGCTTGCCCGGTTCGCATCCGGGCCGCCAATGTCAGATACCGCCCCCGCCGGACCAATGCCACGCAATGGCACCTGAAGCCCCGGTAGATTCGCCAAGCTCAGCGGTCGCCCCATGGCGTCGCTAACCCGACTCAACTGCGTTTGGCCAACGCCTAGCAAATCGTCCTGAATGCCGACGCTTCGGTCGTATAGCGACTGCTGCTCCGGCGATAGCTGCTGGGTCACGTCAAACCGGGGCACGCCTTCCTTGGTGTAGTAGAAATCGTCCCGATCCGGCCGCGGTGGCGCGTCAACCCCAGGCCGCCACACGCGATCATAATCCTGAGTTGCCTCGTTCCACACATCGTCATAACCGCCAGGCGAGGCGTTCTCCATTCGCTTTTCCCAATCGGAAAGAGCGATATCGTAAGCGCTATCGTCGAATTCCTGCGTTGGCGTGCCCTGGCGTTCGGTATAGGTCAGCGTGCCGAACGGCGTGTATTGGTTCATCGCGTTTAGCCGCGTCTGATCCACCGCCGTTTCGCGGTTGATGTCGCCTTGCGCTTCCGCCGTCCGGTAAGGGTCGGGCGGCGTCGGGTAATTTACTGACTTGCCCATCTTGAGCACTCCCATTCGGGTTGCGTCATGGCCGCCACAATCGCGCCGATCCCTGGGCCATATTGGTTAGGCAGGACGGCCTCGCGTTTAAGCCCGATGCCCTCGTTAAACCGTAGCGCCCGCCGCCCCGCCTCGTGGTCCGGTTGCATCGTCCAGAGCTTATATACACCGCATCGCTCAAACGCATAGGCTAGCAACTCGGCAATTGTCCGTCGCGTGGCCCACCGCGGCGACTCAGCCGCCATGCTAACCTGCATCGTGCGTGCGGGTTGATCATACTGATGAAACGCCACAATCGCCAGCGCTTCGCCTTCATTGACGACCGCCGCATATCTCGCAGCACCGATGCCGCCGCCGGCCATGTGCGGGATACGCTCTTGCAGCCATGCCTCGGCCAGCGCCGTCTTGCCCCTATCATTTGGCACCCATAACAACGGCATCAAAGCGCGCCCCCCTTGCCGTAAATCCAGCGGGTTTCTAGCCATTCCGGTTGGCTGTAGGCGCTGTTGACGCGCAACCGGACTGCCGCGCATCGGCCGTGAATGTTGCCGACGCCCCACCCGCTCCAGATTTGGTTAAAGCCGCCGTTCCATTGCGCGAAACCCCAAAGCCCCGCGCCCCACACCGACCCTGATCCCGGCAATGGATTATCTAGCGGCGTGGTGCCCGTGATCTGTAAATCCGCGTAAACGTCCAGCTTCGGCGCCGGATCGGTCGCGGCCTGCATCAAAGGCTCGACGCGGTGGAAGGACTTGTTCTGCCCGCGGCTGCCGAAATAGTTGAACGCCTGCAGCCCGTCACCGACAATCGCCTCGCCCCGGTCGGTGAAGCCGGTATCGAACTTTACGATGTTGCCCGCGCTATCGCCAAAATAAAGCTCGTCGTTGAACAGGCCCCAGCATTGCGCATCAAGCCCCGTGAAGCGGCAAGGCGCGCCAGTGATCGTGTTAAACACAAACTGAACCGGAAGCGCGGGCGATGTCTGCGGCACATTGCAAACGAGCATCGTGCCGCGCGGGTATAACTGCAGTTGCCATTCGTCAGTTGAACCCAGCGCCGCCCGCCTGGCGTCGTTAAAGGCCTTGTCGATCTGGCGCGAAATGGCGATGCCCTGCGATTGCGACCGATCAGTTGACAACGCCGACGACATTGGCAGCAGTCCATCCTCGCTCAATATCAGCAAGTCCGACCCCGCCTTAATCATCGACCGGCGATTGAGCGGCGGCGCAATGCGGAAAACGCCGACCAAAGACCAGGTTGCCGCCGCTGCCGGATCGGTGCCGGCGTAAACAATGGCCTCGCCCTCACTGGTGACGAACACCGCCAAATCGTCCGGCCCGTCGCCGCCATCGCGCGACCAAGTGCCCATGCCGACCAAGTAACCGCCACGATTGGCAACCGCGCCAAGGTTGAAACCGTTCGCCGTGCCGCTCACCGTTTCGACGGCCATGTACCAAGCCTTGAGGCTGTCCTTTTCCCCGAACCAAAGCCGGTTTTGGTGCGTGTTGCACCATGCGACGCTGGCCGGCGTTAGTCCGCTGCCCGTGATCGACGCTGCGGCCCATGTGAATCCATCATAAACGCGGAAAGCATCAACGCCGTTTGCGGCAAACAGGAAGTGCCCCGCGGCCGTGTTTAGCTGCGTCCAAATCCACCGCGCGTCCGTAATGCCGACCGCCACCGATAGCGCCGTGCCCGTGCTTGTCGCGTCGTATATCCCGCTGCCCGCCGCGGCGAACAACTGACTGTTCCCACTAGGCGGCGAATACTCCATAAGCGTCTGGACGGCCGGCGGCGCCGTCGTCGTGAATTCTGCCGTGAATTCGCTGGTAAACTCGCCTGGAAGCGAGCAATGCGACGCCGACCCCTTGCGCAAGATCACGCTATCGGTGGACGGAAAGAAGTTGTCTAGGACCACCGCGTGCGTTTCTGGCATGTCCGCCAGCGCGTCGCGCGTATTCCACCCGCCGACCGGCGATGGGCTTGATGTTGATGATCCGGCGCGGCGGGCCATTTAGACAAGCGTCCCAGTCATGGCGATGTAACCCCGGTCAACCGTGAGATTGACCGTGCCGCTGATATTGGCAACGTGAAGTTCGATGTAATCGTTTGTGTCAAGCGACACGTCAGCAATACAAGTTAGGTTCAATTCATCGGTTGCCGCCACATCCGACCGCACGTCCGACCCGGCGATCAGCGCGCCCGCGCTTCCGCTCTCGTCGTATTTGTATAGCTGGATCGCCGCCGTCTGATTGGTGCCGCTGGCAAGGCTTAGGCTCACCGATGCCCATATCTGGAAGTGCATCGGGATTGTGCCGGTGTAGCGTAGACGGTTCGACGTGCTGGACGCATCATCGACCAGGTGCAGGTTCGTAGTGGTGGTGGTGCCCGCCGCCTTAACGAACGTGCCCGCGACCGCAATCGTGCTTTCCGCCGCGCTGGAAAAGTACAGGCCGCCATACGGCTGCGCGAAGCTGACGATCAAATCACGCAAATCCTGGGCGGAAATGCCAGCCGTTTGCCCGTCCTGGAAGAGCTGGGTCAGCAGGTCCGATTTGCTGCGAACTGTGTCAACCATCGGCTAGTATTCCACCGTGATGTTGCCCGCCTTCACCGCCGTATCCGTGCCGGTAGACCAGATGCGCTTGACGAATACCGAGTGTTGCACGCCCGCGGCGATGTAGACGGTATATGTGGAATCTCGGTCGGTCGTCAGCTTCACCAGCCCGGCATCGGAAAGCGTGATTGCGCGTCCGACGCGCTCAAGGTTCGCCGTGTCACTTACCTGGCCCGCAGCATCGAAGCCGCCGACCGCCGGCATGGTGATGTCCGACGTGTATTTTTCGAAGGCGTTCGCCATCGCTCAATCCCCTAGATAAGGTTAATGCGGCCCGCGCCGCCCGATACCGGCTGACCGTCCCAAGAGCGGCCCGCAAAAATGTCACCCGCTGGCACGATGCCCAGCGTTGCCGAGTCCTGGCCCTGCAATTGCGCCAGCCGCTCGCGGTACATGCGCTCGACGTGCGCCGCTTCCATGCCCTCCGCCTGCAGCCAGTAGGACGCCACCCGCAAAGCTAGCAGCGTCTCATCGATGCGTGATACATCAGTGTCGGCGCTCATGGCTGCCTTGCCGGTCCCGCCGCTATCCTCGCACCAGTTCGCGGTCACATACTCAAACGCCAGCGACTCGCCGCCATCAAAGGCTGGAAAGACGCTCACCGTGCTGTTGCTATAGATAAACCGCCGATAGTAGGCAGTCCCGCCTTGCATCTTAAGCGCCTGCCACTGGCCCGCCGGGATAGGCCCGGCGACGTACTGATTGCCGCTGCGATTGTAGAACGTGCCAGGAATAAACCGCTCAAAGTCGGCCGGAATCGGTGTCGCCGCCGTTTGGTCCTCGCCAGAAACCGCCGTGAAAGCGTGTTCCCGGCGCAGCGCCTGCCAATCCGCGATGCGAGCCAGCGCGCTGCCGTGCGAGTTGATATAGTGCAACATCCGCCGGGCGCCCGCGTTGCTGTTGCCAACGATCAGCGATTGCCGGGGGATTTGCACTTCATCGAATACGGCATTGGCGACGGAGAGAAGCGTCACCGCTTATTTCCCCTTCCGGCCCTTGCCGCTCATCGGCTTGACCTTGACGATGCCGTTCTGGACCTTTTTCGGAACGTGCGAGCTATTCGCGCCCGTGCCCTTGCCCTTGCCGCCGTATTTCGTGCTTTTCATCAATCCGGCTCCTTACCGATCCACATGGCGCGCTCTTCACGAGCCCGCACTGTCCAGCCGCGTTTTGCGGCGTATGCCATCATGGCATCCTCGAAACTTGGCGCGTCATCGCAAATGACGCTATCGCAGCGATCAGCCAGCGCGTCAAAAAACACGCTCCGGTCCCCAATCATCCGCGGCGGGCCATCAATGAACCCAAACGCGAACCGGCTGGGCAATGCCGCGAAGTCCGACGGATCATACCACCGATTGACAATCGGCGCACGCACAACCGCCAAATTGTCGAAGCCGCCGCCCGCTTCATACGCCAGGCGCTCCAGCCGCAAGGCGAACTCTTCGCTATGTTCCAGCGCATAGACCGGTTGATCCGTTGCGGCCGCCATGAGGATGGTGGAAAGCCCGCTGCCAGTTTCCACAATCGGACCGTCCGCTTTCGCCGCCATCGCGACCACAAACGCCAGCACCTCCACCGGGCACCCCCAGCGGTTGCCGACATGGTCGAAAGCGTCCTGCAGGTCTTCAATCCGCCAGATACCGGCGCGGATACGCTCGACAACATGGGGAAGCAGTGTGCCATTTTTCGCCCGGATCGACGCTGCCAGCGAGCCCGTCACCGTGACCGACCCCGTATGCCCCAGCCGCAGATCGACCGCCGCAAAGCACCGGGCGCCGTACCGCTCGCGCGCCTTCTTGCAAAATCCGATATCGCCGCCCAATCGGTGGCCATCCAGGACCGACCGTTCAAACAGCAGCGGCACCGGATCGCGGCCCGGGAGGGCGGCGCGCGCCAGGACACCCTTCTCCCCCCCCGGGGGGCAGCGGGTGATCTCCGCTTCGCCCGCGGCGATCGCTTCAGCATAGGGGCGAAAGCCCGGGCAGCC